GCGGTTTTGAGCGGCAACCATTGTTCACCGTCCCAATACACTTTTTTGCCTGTTTGTGGATTAGTAGCTGTTTTCATATTATTGATCCAATATAAAACCGGGTTCTAGTAATAATTCCGCTTCTTCGTCTTCTTTCTGCTTAGCTTTAGGTATGCCGTATTCAGGATAACCTGCAAGAACACTTTCTAAGTTTGCATTGGAATATCCTTTACGTATTGCATTATAATCTTCAATGGTTTGTACCATGCCTCTACGTCTAATGTTTAAAAGTTTAATTAAAGCTTCTGCTTGAACTCTTGCGTCTCCACCGACCATGTTTTGAGTGTACTCTCTGTCCGCATCAGTAATGCTTGTTCCTGAACCAAACGCTTTAATTTCTTGTTTAACAAGCTCCGCCACTTCTTGCATATAGTTTTGAGAGTCTACTAATTTTGGATCATAAGGCATACCAATAGCCTGACCAATTTGTCTTAAAGTAACTTCAAGATTAGCAGCTATTCCGGTAGGTATACCTCCTTCAACTCTTGCTAACTGCCTGTCAATAGTGTCTAAAGTTCGTACAGCGCTTCTTGCTTTTTCACCCATTTTAATAAAGTTGTCTACACCTGCTTTAGCCAATGCTTGTTTTTGTTCTCTATTAGTGTTGTCAATAATTTCCTGAGCTTGTGGAGCCTTGCGTACCAACCCAAGCTCACCGGCTTTAACATACGTGTTAGTTTGATCGTTGTGAACTAAACCAAAGTCGTTTACGTTGACAGCTTTGATGTTGCCTTCTGCGTCCTGCCAAGCTTCTAGTTTACCTGTGCGGCCTTTAAGTAAAGCGTCTGCTTCTTCTTTAGAAAGAGTACCCATAGCAGTAATTTGAGGAGCAGTAAACCCAGCCATTTTTAGTCTTGCTTTAATAACGGCAGGGTTGTCTAAAGGTAACTGCTCAATTTGAAACTCTCGAATATCATCATTAATTGCTCTTAACTCGTCCATGTCTTGAGTTGCTCGTGCTGCTGCTGCTTGGTTCACAAGACCTGCTTTTTCTGCTGCAACTGCTACTTTTTCTTGAAAAGCACTTAGTTGTGTTTGGGCAGCAACCTGCGCTCCTAACTGACGTGCTGCTTGTTCATACTTCACAGCATTTTCAACGTCGCCTTCTTTACGGTAAAACGCAGCTAAATTAATAAGACCTTGAGGCGAGTTTGTATCGATTTTAGATATTTGCTGCGCTCTTTCTCTTTGCTCCATCTGTACATTTGCTTTTTGTGCTGCTTGAGCAAACTGTTGTGACTCTTTAGTGTAACCTAAAGCAGCCAACTGTTGTGCAACACGAGACAGGTTAGTAGGGTCTCTTTGAGCCATAGCAGCCTGACCCATTTTCATGATTTCGTTAAATTGTTCTTGCTTTTGTTTCTGCTTCATCTGACCCGGAACACCACCAATAGCAGCACCAAGGTCAAACATGCCTTGTGACATTGCGGGTCTTGCTAAACCTGCAAGTACTTGTTCTGAAATTCTAGCCATGATAATATTCCTTTTTAACTAAAGAGGCCTCTGGTAGCCTGTTCCGCAACACTAGTACCGAAGCCACCTGCAATGTTAGCTTGTCCCAAAGCAGACGACAACAACGCATTAATACCGGAAGCGTACGTTTCTCCGTACGACTTAGCCTGTTCAGACATTGCTGCACGACGTTGTTCTGCTGCGGTCATTCCGGGAGTTATGGCACTCAAAAGCTGTGCTTGTGGGACGTAACTAGCGCCTAACATGCCTGTCCCAAGTTGTCCGTACCTAGACTGCTCTTGTCCTGCAAACTGCATAGCGTTAAGCATTGCCGTATTACGGGCCTCTTCCTGAGCTTTAGCCAACACCAGTGCGTCAGGAGTACCACCAAACTGGGCTGTCTGAGTACCAAGGCGTCCCTGTGCAGCCAGACGCTGCTCAAGTTCTAGACGTTGTCGTTCTTCTTCAGGCGACATAGCCGTACGCATACGTTGGTATACTTCCTGCTCACGGTCTGCTATGGGCATTGCTGACTGGTCAAACAACATACCAGCTTGTTCAAACCGACGACGTTGAAACGCTTGCTCTTCTGGAGACATCGTAAGGTCATACTGCATTTGACCTGTGGTTGGGTCTTGAGCCATCCCAAACTGACCGCCAGTAGCTGACGTTACTGTGTAAGGCTGGAACTCAAGCATTCCTGAGATGTCTTCAGCCAACGACGGTTGGCCTTCGTAACCTGTGGCAAAGCGTTGCATTGCTTCTTCGCCAATGTCACCTAAGTCTTGGTAGCCTTGATAAGCTAATGCAGCTCCTCCTGCGGCAGCAGCGCCACCAAATAAAGAGTCGAATAATGCCTGTTGTTCTGGGGTCATTAGTATGTACCTCCGTCAATAGTTCCTGTTGACAGCGTACCGTTAAATGTCAATGCAGGTATTGTTACTGTCCCTGTGAATGTTGGTGATGCTGTGTCTGCCTTCGTAGCAATAGCTGTAGAGATAGCGTCAAACTCCGTCTCAAACTCAGCGCCTTTTATGATTTTACCGCTGTCTCCAGAAGGTAGACTGTCCTTAGCGGCAAAGTCAGTAGTTTTACTGTAGTTGCTCATAGTACTTTACCCTTTAAAACTAATACGTTAATTTCTTGAAGAGACAATGCAAAACCATTAATGTCTGCCTCCAGACCTATGTTGATAACTCCGCCACCGCCTGTAGCGTTGACTGCTCTACGTGACGTTAGTTCACCACCGGTAAACTCCCCCACGTTAAACTCGCCCTCGTTGTAGAAAGCAGGTTGTTGGTTTCCTACAGTAAACTCTGCAGTTCTGTAGAACGTGTCGAAGTCATAGGCCCACTTAAGAAACACCGTAGCACTATTAGCGCCTACCAGCGTTGGCCTGATCTTCTTGACTCTTTTTAACATAGACGGGTCACCAAAAGTCAAACCCGGACTGTAGTACTTAAACCTGTACTTTGTTCCGTTGTCGCTGTAACCCGTGTATTCGCTAATACCTTCTGTAGTGCCTATGTACAACTTACCGTTCTCAAGCCTACCATAAGACGTAAAGCTAGTGCCGGGCCAACGAGTAACACGATAAGAGCCGTTTTCTAGTGTACCCCTTACGTCAAAACAATAGGTTACGTCCTGACCTACAAAAGTTAATAAATAAAAACCTTCTTCTGGGCTATAAACAGTCCTATAAAAAGAAACTTCGTTTTGCAACAAATTTATAATGTCTTTAGTAATGCTGTTAGACAAATTAGCCATAGGCATTGATTTTTCTTGTATCGTCCTACCAAAGCTCTTTAGGCCTGTGTGTGACAAAAACAACACGTCAGTACCTGTGTGCTGTACAGTGTCACGGTCAACGCAACCGACCCCTGCTACGGTATCTGCTAATGCCATTGTAGCTGGTGCTTCAGCACCTTCATAAACAACAATACTGTGTTTACCAAAAATAACCAAAGCACCGTTGTGTGCTGCCAGCGCTACAATCTCGTCATGACCATCAGGCCATACTTTAGAAATGTCGATAGAACCGCTAGTACCACCAGACCAGTCATGGCCTATCAAAAGGTCAGTCCAGTAAATAGTAGATTTGTTAGTGCCAAAGTCAGCCGTCCAGAGCCTTCCATAGGCCGCTAGGACTTCGTTACCGTACATAGCACTAGTAACACCTGCTGCACCAGAAACGCTACTGAGCGTGACTACAGAGCCTCCTGCGTTGTCATAAACAAGAGGTTGGAAGCTACGTTGAAAGAAATATATCTTGTCGTTGAAATTAACCATCTTCCAGTTGTCAGAGGTAATTGTATAACTACCGGGAGTTTCGTCGGCTAAGGTTGTAGTACCACTTAAGATTTTATTGTTACCAACAGAAAAAACCTTGGTATTTCCGGCGTCGTCTTTAAACTCTTTAAGTGCTCTGAGGGCGGCTGTTCCTAGTGCAGTCTTGTTTGTTGTAACAACGTCATGACCCTTACGTGCGGCAATGCGCCCACGCTTGTCGATTACGGCGTTATCTGCAATCTCTGCAAACGAAGGGTCTTGCTGCAACGGAGAATCTTCTGTATTGATTCCCTTAAACGCTGGTGCAACAAGATTGATACTGTTAAGTTGTTGTGCCATAGTTTACCTCAAGGGGTGTAGAAGATTACTTCTTCTGGATGCTTCTGAGCGTCTAAAGCAATAGCATCAGACATATAGTTTTCAGCAATCTTAAAGTACTCAGCAGCAGACGTACCGCCAGTTTCTCCACGTTCACGAGCCAACAAAGCAATAGCTAAGTGCAACACGGGCATGTTAGGTATTGTAAGCCGGTCGTCGTTAGCAGACAAGTCACCTGTTCTTTTGACACAGTTAAACCGAATGGTGTACTCTTTGTCAGGAATTGGGTATATATCAATCTGAGTGTCACCATCGCTGTCAACACCGTTGTACGTGTAGTACTTAGGGGCACTCTTGCGAGCATCAGAAATCAAGTAAGCTTCATCAAAGAATGTTGCCGTTTGGTATTCCATAAACAAGTTAGCAGTGTCGTTAATGACGTTTAGAGCTTTAATCCTGTTTTGACTACCAGTTAGTACGTAGTTAAAAACATCAGCAGTCGTTGTAATTGTTAATGTAGTACGCAACGCCGACCAGTCCCAAGAGTCCTCTACAATTCTCTTAGCGTCATTTACAAAGTCCCCTACCATTTTACTATAGGTGCTTTCTTGCACAGACGTTACTTCGTCTTCACGCATCCTACGTAGTACATTGTTTACTATATTTAAATAGGTCATTTAAAAGTCCTTGGTAATTAAGAGAAAAGACCTTTTGGCTTGTCTTCTTGTATTAGCGAGCTTTTGATTTCATTTTCAACAAACTGGTTTAAAACATCTATTGCTCTTGTTGGTGCTCTGTACTCTACAGCAGCAAACGGTTGTCGTTGCCAGTCTGGAACTCCAGTAAGCATTCCTCCACTGCCACCACCGCCACCTCCGCCGCCACCACCGCCACCACCGGAGCCTCCTTCTTCTTCAGGTTCAGGTTCTGGCTCTGGTTCTGGCTCTGGTGCTAGTGCTGGCTCAGGTTCTGGTTCTGGTTCTGGAGCTATGCTTATTGGTAACCCACAGTTTCCTTCTTCGTGGTCGCTTGGTCTAGACCCGTCTGCACATTCAGTACATAGAGGATAGTCAGAAGCTCCATTAGGGCATGTACCTTCAACACTGTCTGCAAAACACAGGCCAGTTTCAATGTCGATAGTAAACCCTTCTTTACAAGGGCCACAACTCCCGTCCTCTGCTACAGTTGCATTAGGGTCGTTACATTCTTCAAACGAGGGGGTAGTAGTAGTTCCTCCTATAGGAAGGCAACCCCCCTCTCCGTCTGTGCGCCCTTCTGCTCCATCAGGAGTTTCACAAGGATTTCCTGCTTCAGGTACAGTTACTGGCGTTGTGCCCGGCCCTAAACCAAATCCGGGGTCATTTCCCGGTTCAGGCTCCGGTTCTGGCTGTGGCTCAGGCTCAGGTTCTGGCTGTGGCTCTGGTAAAACTACGTTTGGAAAACAAATGCCGTCCCTAACAGTCCCTGCTTCACCATTAGCGGCTTCACATGGGTCTCCTTCATTTGGACCAGTATCAGTAGGGGTACTGTCATCTGTAAGGTTTAAACGACCGTCGTCATCGTCAAGCTCAGGCTCTGGTTCAGGCTCAGGTTCAGGCTCTAGTTCAGGCTCAAGTTCTGGCTCAGGTTCTGGCTCTGGCTCTAGCTCTGGTTCTGGCTCAAGTTCTGGCTCAAGTTCTGGCTCAAGTTCTGGCTCAAGTTCTGGCTCAGGTTCTGGCTCTGGTTCAGGTTCTGGCTCAGGTTGATTTTCAAGGCAGTTTGATCCATCAGCGTCCGCTCTTTCAGTAGCCCCGTCTGCACAATAACCAAACTCTGGACCGGGAATAACGTATTCAGAACAGTTAGTACCTTCAGCGTCTGCTTTAGCTGTTGCTCCGTCTTCACAATAGCCAAACTCTGGTGCAGGAGGTGTTGCTATACAGTCTCCTTGTGAATTATAAGTTCCGTCTTCATTGTTAGAAGTTTTACAGGGTTCGCCGTCTACAAAATCTGGCGTAGGGTCTTCACATTCACCGCTAATCTCGTTACGTACTTGGCCGCCTGTACAAGGCTCAAGAACGTCGTCTACAGGTTCGCAAACGTTTTCGTTGACACTACTAGCAACTGGCTCAAAACCTTCACCACAACCGCCACAACTGCTTATTTGACCGGCTTCTGGATTAGCTGGAATATGTGCTCTGTTTAAAGCAGCACAGTCTTCAACAGTAGGGCCTGTGTTTTCAAAAGGAGGTATGTACTCTGCACAATTAGTACCGTCTGGGTCTTCTCTTTTTGTTCCGTCCTTACAAAAACCAAATTTAGAGTACTCTGTACAGTTAGTACCAAATTCGTCGTTTTTAGGTGTTCCGTCTTCACAACGACCCAAAGGAGCGTCTATTTCGTCTATTTCTTCCTGCGTAAAAGGAACACACTGACCACCCTGTACTCTTCCACGGGCTTCACCGTCAGCGCCTTCTACTGTACATTCATTACCTTCTTCTTCTGGTGCAAAAGGTAAAAAGAGATCAGGTACTTCTTCTTCTAACTCATTTTTAATTTCTTCATACAAAGCCCCAGCAAGAACACCGCCTAAGATACCTGCAATATAGTCTTGGAGTTTTGTTGGATCACTAAACGGCTCTGTGATTCCGTTTTTAATATCTTCAATCTTTCCGTCAATCCACGCTTGAGGATCACTAAGGAACTCGTCAAAAGAGTCCCCAGCGTCTACAACTGCAGCACGTAAGTCCGCTACAGAAAAATCTGTTAACTGCGGTGGAAGCGGTATGTCTAATCCCGGAAGACCAATAAGAAAACCGAGGTTTACGCAGTCCATCCAACCGGGGTACTGATCCATAGCGTCACGAGAACCGGGGCCGGGGCCTCCGGGACTAACCACAACAACAGTTTCGTCACCTGTTCTTCTTGAAGAAGTTCCTGTCCAGCCGCCAGTTTCTCCTCCATCATTAGGACGACCCTCTTCACATTCTCCTATAGGGTTTGCACCAGCAAACATACTCTTAATAAACTGCTTTAGTTCTGCTATGTCTGTAGGTACAGCAGCATCTACAGTATCATAAATTGTTTTAACAATGTCGTAGGCGTCTTCAACAATGTCGTTTTCACTTAAGAACTTTTTAAAGTCTTCCCAAGCTCTGCCTGTTCTGTCAGCAATGGACTGTAAGGCATCGCCACTGGGTAAAGCGTCAGCAATGTTTCTAAGGGTGTCTTCAAGCGCACTAAGGTCAACATCAGGAAACTGTTCTCGAATAGACCTTATAAAGTCCTGAAGCTCCCGTCCTCCTAAGTTTCCTGCTTCTTCTAATTGTTTTATTACGTCTTCAAACTGAGTCCCTAGACCTGCCTGTAGCATTGCATTAGTAATGCCTTCGAGGTCTAGTTCTCCGTCTATTAAAGCGTCAGTAGCAGCAGACAGTACTCCTGCTTCAATAGCTGCGTCTATAGCCTCTATACCTGAAGAAGGAATTTGAGAAAGAAGCGCCTCTCCTAATTCTTTGTCTAAAGCTCCTGCAGTAATAGCAGCACTAATAACACTTCTAAGATTTACGTCTATTTCGCCTTCAAAAGCGCCGGTTGCTACCTGACGAACAACTGTATCCACAGCGGCAGTTACGGCAGCAGCAGAAGCTCCAGTAAGGTTTAAAGCGGTTGATACTGAAGCTCCAACACCAAGCCCTGCCGTAGCAATACTTACCATAACTATTTTAAAAACATCAAAACTATCGAAGTCGTCGGCTTCTACTGCTAACTGCCAACCACTACCATTCCAAACAAGTTCGTCACCATCAGAGTTAAACATGGTTCTGGGGATGCCGTAGGAATCACGTAAGCCTTCTTCTGCACTACGGTCGTCTCCCGTACGTCGTTCCATTTCTGCCGTGATAATAGCACTAATAGCGTCGGCGTTGGGACCACCACGATTGTTAACTCCCTTTATAACACGCTCGTCCCAAAGCTGTGCGTCCTGTTCCCAACGATCCATGATAATACCTTGGTCTATCATGTCTTGTCGTTCTTGTATATATGACCAATACTTGTCCCAACTACCAAAAGTACTTTGAAGCATGGAGTCCTGTTGATAGGACGCTTTAATGTCAGCTTGTGTTTTGTAGTCAGCTTCCGCTTCTAGTCCTGCAAACCCGTGTTCACTGTCAGTCCTAGATCCTGTCCAGTAAAAAAGTTCTTTGTTGTCGTCGTCAACGTACCTTCCAGATTCATTACGCTCGTAACCCGGACTAGGGCGCTCTACGTACTCTTCTCCCCTAGACTCGTAGTAGCTGCGGAGTTGTCGCTCAAGAGGACTACCTTTGTACCACTCTACAAACTCTTGATAAGTTGTCCCAGTAAAACGTGGGTAGTTATTAGGTTCGTCTTCAGGTTCTGGCTCTGGCTCTGGAGCAGGTTCGGGTTCCTCGCCTTTTATAGGGCGTGGTGGTTTAGGTGGCGCTCTCTCTGGTGGCGGCTCTGAAGTTACAGGCGTGTCAGTAGTGTCGTCTCTTGAATCGTCCGAAGGCGCTTCTTTTGTTGGCTTCTTTTTACTGCCTGTTAACATTCCCGGTTGTAACGCCATTTACTTTTCCCTCGATACGCCCTTAGTTTTTTCATAAGAACGCATTGCACCAAGACCAAGCATACCCATAAGTACAGGCATCATAGTCTCTAGATCAATAAGCGGTATAGTTACTTCAATAGCCAACAATGCCAGTACAAAGTTAGTAAACGGTATAACCATAAAGTTACCTGTCATACCTAGTACACAGCACCAGCCAACAGCAGGTCTCCATCCAGAAACAAACAAGGACTTGTGTGCTGCCTCTACCTTGTTAACTTCTATCTGTGCCGTAGCAAGCTCCTGAGCGTGTATCTGAGCCATTGTAGCGACTTCGTGGGCCAGCTTTGCCTTCTGGTCCTTGTCCTGTATAAACTTGTCTAGAAGCCCTGTAACCGGCCCTATAAGAGCCTCTATCATCTCATGTACTCAGCAAAGACTAACGCACCAAGAATAAAAGGAT